ATCGTCAAGGTACGAGAACCCCGACTTGTGATCGAACTGGCCTATCCACTGCGACCACGACCGCTAATGTGGGCCGATGCACCACTGGGCGAGCTACAACCGTTTCAGGCACTATGGGGGATCGATTACTCGCAGGATCCCCCGACTTTAGCGACGATTGATTACGGCAAGAAGACCACATCGAACGATTTAATCAGTGGGGCAACTGGTAGCGGTAAAACATCGGCAGCAATTACGAAAATTCTATCGTTAGCCTATTCGACGCCGGTAGATAAAGCCTGCTTCATTCTCGTTGATTTCAAGCAAGATGTTGATCTCGCTTGTCTGCGTCTTCTCCCTCATGTGACAATAGTTAATGAGCTAGGGGATTGCATTGCAGCCATTCATTCGGTCCAGGCAGAATATGTGAGACGCAAGGGCAAGCCGTACACGACACAGGTCTTTTTGATCGTAGACGAATTAGCCGAACTCTTGGGTGCAATTCAGGATGAGGAAGCCAAAAAAGCGTTGTTGACTGCACTGGGTTCTATCGCTCGTGCCGGTCGCAGTAGCGGTGTTCGCTTGACGTTGATTACCCAGAAATCATTGGTTGATATTGTGGGTAGCGAGATCAAGGGTAACTTACCCCACAAGTTAGCCGGCAAGGTCACGACTCGCGAAGAGAGCAAGATCGCCACTGGCCTTGATGACATTGGCTGCGAGTTTCTACCTGGGGCCGGCAGCTACTATTACGTAGACAACGGGGTGGCCTCGCGTATCCAAGGTTTCTACCTACCGGATGAACAGCGAATGAGTGTAATTGCGGGAATTGCTGCGAAGAACGAAGGGATCAAACCTTACCGAATCCCGATGATTGATTCTATTGCGATTAAGACCGATTATAACTTCGAAGAAGATGAGACCGAGCCATTCGACAACGAAGGATTCGATAGCGCCCCGTCGTTGCCGGTTGAGCCGGAACCGATAAGAGATCCAGTCGAAGAACTGGTTGCAAAATATGGTCAGGAAGTTGTCGAAGCGTGGATCACTGAACGGGATAACAACAACGGGGAAATTTCAGGTGCCAAAATCTCCAAAATCAGCAAAACCATAAGAGGGGCCGGTATCGATGGTACAAATTCGGCAAAAATTAGAAGAATTTTGTGCCCGGAACCGGCCTAGCTTCGATTACCAGAGGGAATTTTGTAACGCCTAAAATTATCCAGTGTATTACTCTGGAATTAATCGCGAATGATTTTAAAATTAATTCCAGTGTATTACAGCAGATAATTTTAGGTGTTACAAAATTCACAGGTGTAATACACTGGAATTAATTCCAAGTAGCACGGGATTCACGACACAAAGGGAATAGGTCGAGAAGTCGAGAGGATCGAGCCGTTTTCCAGGGGATACGCCATAATAAAGGCGCTACCTCTGGAAAACGGCTCTTTTATTTACTCTCGAACCCCTCGATCCGCTCGATCTGCTCGACCTACTCGAACCCACAGACCCTCTCCCTGCCGAGTTCATGCACCCTGACACCATTACAAGCCAAATCGAGTAGGCCCAACACCTTTTTTTGTTACACTTAAATCCCTAGTGCATCTCAGGTGCAAGATTCAATGTTACAAAGAATTCAATAAAGAAAGATTTTCGGCCACATTTCGACTTTTTTGTAACATTCAAGCCTACCCCTGTCCGCCTGTGGGGATTTAAGTGTAACAAAAAATCACACGATTCGGTTTTGCATTCTGGCCATATCGAAATTTGCCAAGTTGTAAAACAATTTGTAAACTATCTTTATAATTAATGATATTCAATTGATGAAATGGAGAAAAAAATGTACAAAGCAAAAATAAAACTAGTCTTTATGGGGATCCGAATTCCCGAATGGGTGCGCTCGGCCATTCATGCTGCCGCACAAGCACACGGCTTGACCGACAGTGAGATTGTGCGCCAGATTTTAGAGAAGCATTTTCTAGAGAATACCAAACCAAAAGTCGAACCGCAACCCCAAGAAGAACCAATCGATTATTGTATCTAAAAAAAACACCCCGACCGATGAATACAGGCATCGGCCAGGGTAAGAACCCACAGAAAATCAGGAAACAGGAGATAGACCATGAGTACCAATACGAATCCTAACACATCGAATACCGAAACTCTAAATGAACTACAGTCACGTCTGCGTCACAGCATCGAGCAGAAAGAAGCGCACTTCAACTACTGGCTCTCACTCGCTTCGATGATCGGCTTGATCATTATCCCTTTGATTCCGGCGAGCCTGAGCTATATGTCGGTCGCTACGCAATTTCCTGACCTACTGCACATTCCAGGATGGATGGCGCACATGGTCGGTATTTTCGCCGCACTGGGGATTGAACTACTTGGGTTGCTCACTATTCGCACAGCACTTCGGATGAGCAAGTACAACCAGAAAGCGGAGGCGGTCGGGCTGCCAAAAGCCCCGGCCACACAGGGATACATTGTCGCTTCCGTCTACGTAGTGATCGTCTTGTCGCTGGTCGTCTTCCTGAAAATCTTCCCGTCCTTGATCCTGTGGGCGTTGATTCCTATGAGCCTCATGGCCCTGGTTGCTGAATGGGCGTTCCTGTTGTCGGTCGAACAAAGTGAACGTGAACTCGAAGCGCGGCAGGCCGGCACCGAAGCGACCGAGACCGAACAACTGCGCGAACAACTGACCGAACGAGATCACACGATCACTGAACTGAACATCGCTGTGCAATCCATCGTCGCGAACATGAACGCCTTTCAAGCGACGGTCAGCGAGCAGTTCACCGCCGTTCATGGGTTCATGAATGGGTTAACAGAACAGGTCTCGGCACTACATGAGCAAGCCGTAAACGTTCGAGCCGGTCATGATAATGCAGGAGTAAATGAGGCTGTTCAGTCCATTATGGAGAGCCTGAACGAACTGAACGAACGCATGAATAGCATGAGTGTGCAGGCAGTGAACGAACAGCCGAAGAGCGCACAACGCAAGGTTGAACAGCCGAAGAGCGCACAGAGTAAGCCCGAACAGAACACCGACAAGGCCGAACGCCAAAAGGCAGTGTTCGATTACATTAGTGCGAATCTGAACGGTGAGGTAGCCGACAGGCTGAACAAGAGCGAGATCGCTAACGCCCTGAACGCCAATCGTGTTACCATCGGTCGCGACATTGATGAACTGATCAAGCTCGGTCGGTTGAGCGTGAACGGACACATCAACGTGGTTGCTTAATCGAAAATTCCCGATGCCGGGAAAATAAAAAAAGCCGACTTGCATCAATTTGCAAGTCGGCTTTTTTTGTTGCTACTTGATATTAGCTAGTTCGCTGCATCAACAAGCCAGCTAATATCATGCAGTTGCCAATACTCGATTTCGGCCCCTGCTTTCACATCTTTTCCAAGTTGGAAAAGCGAGATAGGGGAATATGAAGCATCGACCATAATGGCATCCAATTCGGTTGCGCCTGCGCCACCGTCAGTCCACTTGTAGCCCGATTCGGTCATAACGGGCTGACCATCGGCATCTTTTTCGGCGTGTTCGCTCACCAGCTTCTTGAATTCGTTCAACCATACGTTTCGATGCGATTCGAGGGCTGCGACATTTTCAGTGATTCGGAATCTTGTCACCACCCCGCTGATCTTGGGTGCCATTTCATTTAATGCCCGATATGCTGATAGGATCTGAGCATTAGTGATTTTCGCTTGCTTTGCCATGTTAGCCCTCATTTACAAAAGATTCCCATTTTTGCTGGATACCCTGGAATCGGGCGATTGCCGCCATCTGAGCGACATCGGCCTCTTTTCTGGCGTATACCTGCAACGCCGAATTCAGAACCTGACGAATCGCCATTACGAGAACTCGTTCAGCAGGTGATTCGGGGTTGTTGATTTCTACCCCATTCGCATCGGTGATTTTCGCTCTCCAACCATCGGCCTCGGCAGCCAGGGTGAAAATTTCGGGCGCATCGTCTGGGAACGTTGCTTGCAATAGATAGGTAACATCGCCGTTTTCGCCGTCTTGTCGTGAAAAATTTGCCATTTTTTTGTCTCCTAAAAAATAAATTAGCTATAGTTAAATTGTACCAAAGAAAAGCCAGCGAACAAATCCGGCTCTTCCTATATTGTTTTACGCCACTCTGAAAGCAACATTGAAGAAGGGGAAAAACTCAGTACCGCCAGTGATAAATACGCAAGTGCCATCGGGGTATATGTCGGCTCGCCCTAGTGCGTGACCAACACCTAACACATAGCTGGTGGCTGACACCATAACATTCGCAATTGGTCTAAACCCTGACGGCAACGTGAACATTAGCGTTCCAGTCCCGCTGGTTCTTTTGGTAAGACCATTCATGATAACCAGGTCGCCAACCCGCTTGTACTGTACATCCACCCACCCACTGCCGTAGTTGCCCCACCCGCTACCAAATGACACACCTGCCCAAGCTGTACCAATCACCCCACCGAACTCAACTCTAGCCGCACCATACCCACCGTCATAGCCGAGGGTGATCACGCCAGCACCTGCCCGAATGAAATCGACCCGATTACCAGCGTCGTGGAAGCCGATCGTGCTGTAGTCGTTTGCGTTAAGAAGCAACGTTGTGTCGCCGGTTAACCAGGTGCTTTGTGTTGGGGTGTAATTTTTCAATATTGACCCTATGCTCGCCCCATCCGGCAAACGGTAGCTATTGCCTACCGTAATCGATGGGGTAAGCACACCCGAACTATCGACTCGCATCTTTTCAACGGTGCCGCCAGGGTAGAACCTGTGGGCCAATCCGCTTCTTCCATCCCATCCGTAGTGAATATCCCCCACTTTTGTGGAGATAACCGTATTGATACCATCCTCGCGAATCCAGAAATTACTGGCGTTGTCGTCTCTGCGAAATTGTATTCTATTGCTAATAGCCAGTACCGACCCTGTGCCAACGTCGGCTAGATAGATATTAGACGAATCCTTGCCACCCCTGATATAAGTATCCTCAGTGGTTGAATGATTGAAATGGCTTGCATACGTTGTTCCGCGGAAAACAGCAGTCCCATTACTTGCCGTACCGCGTGCGACATCTAGTGTGGCGGATGGTGTAATCCCGATGCCGACATTCCCATAGGCGACAGCATCGGCGTTGAGATTGACCCGCGTTGTGCTATATCCGCCAACATTCACCTCATTGGCCGATAGGAAGATTGTCGAATTCCCTGACGATGGCGCAACAAGCGAGATTTCAGCCGACCTTGACGCTAGATAGTTGTATGAGCGCAGCACTATCGATCCAGCCGGATTAGCCGCTGTAGCGTCAACCTGGACATACATCTGCGTCGAATCGCCGGCAGCGAAAGAGTCCACCCGGGCCGATGGGTTACCTGCCCCTAATGTTTGACGCCACGTTAACGCCTGGGGTTGCAATTGTGCCCCCGGAAGCAACATATCAAGCCCATTCGTGGCATCCAACCGAACCTTTGTCACCCCACCAGCCGACATGTTGATCGGAATATTATTGAAGCTGGGGTTCGGGTTGGAAAGACGCAAATACTTATCATTGATGCCCACCCCATCACCAGCAAACAACCCGTACTCGTTCGATGTGCCAAATAGATTCCCGATATTCCCGATCTGAACGAACGTTGAATGGTTCGCAGGGGAAATAGGATCGGCCCCCGTCCATCTGCGAAAACGAATGAATGGCGATCCTGACCCATCCACTGTGGATAGGTGAATGATCGATTGCCCACTAGCACCGAAGTTCGTTGCGATTCGCCCCTTCTTGATAGTCTTAGCGGTAGGCCCAGATCGAAGCGTAAATGTCCACACTTGACTATTGCCACTAGGGGTATACCCCGCCACTTGACCCCAGATTGTTTCCAGAACGAATCCGGTGTCAATGTCGACCTGTTGGAACATGACCCAATCGCCATCTGTGAATAGCGCCCCTACGATATGCGCCGAATTCTCGAACCATATCGGAAATGTACCACCAATCGTTGACGGGGTGGTGTAATCCTTCGATAAAACAGCGAAAGCTTTGGCCCAATATTGATTACCGCGATCAACTCTAATTTCATTGGCAACAAAGATGTCGGCCACCAATTCGTTCACCCTAACTTTACCGATAGTTAAAACACTCTTTCCGCTACCGCTCACATCCTCGTTGAATTGAAAGCCGGCAATGGGATAGGATGAACCGAAATTCGGCGTTTTGATTACTTGCGCCACTGGGAACAAGATGTTGCCGGTCGGATCCAGCGTTAGATCCCCCGATGGATCAATTGTAAGATGTGATGTGTTCGTCAAGCGCGGGCTGACAACCGACGTATCGGCGTATAGGCTACCGCTTGTTCGAGCGTTACCGGCAACATCTAATTTGTAAATGGGTGCCGTCGTGCCGATGCCGACATTGCCTGGTGGCCACAATAACAAATCGCCGCCCGAATCAATCAGCGGTGTTGTGATTTTGGTCGCAGCGACGAACGTGTTCATGTAAAGCTCTCGGTTCGGCCCCGACCGAAGGATGCTATTCGCCGCTGTATCCCCTCGATGGGTTGTCACCATGACTCCGAGCGTGTTAGCGGTCGGCAAACCGAGAACCGAGTATTGCGATCCAGTCACAGTATGATGAGCAGCATCGGTCACACTGTGCTGTTTTGCGTGATGAGCGTCCGCATCGCTCGTGTGGGTTGATATGGCCGATGCGATGTCGGTTGCGATCCAGGGCGCTTGAGTACGCAGCAACTCCCCGCTCAATTCCGGCAACGAATGAACGTGTGTGCCCGGATCGTTCGAACCACCACTATTGATAATTGTAGTTGCGGATCCACCGCCCCGTTGATAAGGTTGTAATTTTTTGGCCAGGTCGCTTAGTCGTTCGCGCTTCATTCGGTTATCCTTGCAGAATTGAATTTAGATCCCAGATCGAATTTTTGCCCAAAGGTTTAATATCGGTAATCTTCCCCTGCCGAGTATTGTACTCGGCGTAACCAATCACGAATGGTGATAAGGGTACCAAGCCGTCGCCGTCTGCCAACCCGTCGATTTCGCACCATTTACCAACGGGCAAGAAACCCGGATCGATATCTGAATCTCGGATAGTTCGCACTGAGCCATTCGGCATAAGTTTGTATTCGGCGATTCTATCCGCATCGACCGCATCGATGATACAGCGCCAATCCTGGGTAACAAATGGCACAATAGACATCTGCGTTGTTGTGCCGGCCTCTAGCAGAGTTTCGATTTCACTGAGTGCTGTACTTTCACCCCCTCGATATGCCCGACGCCAGATCCCGCTGCTTACGCGATTATCGACGCCGGCCAGGAATTGACCCGACGTGCCAATAATATCTCGGATTAATTCGCTCGTTTCCTTGTGCCCCCAAAGCTGAAATAGCATTGATGCGTTTTTCGGTCGTTGGTTCCAGGTTGCATCATCGCCGATCCAGAGGGTGCCATTATGCCCTCGGTCCTCATCCAAACCAACGGCATAGTAGTTCGTTGTGCTATTGCTACCAGTACGTTGGATCGTGATCCAGTAGACGGATCCGAGGGTGAGATTAGCTGTGCGATTCAGTGAGAGCTTGACCCAACCCATGGCTTTCGGTAGATTCGAGCCGGAAACGGTCACCTGATCTAGTACGGTGCCGGGATAGCCGTTACTATCGGCCCGGAGCTTTATCACAACGCTATCTGACGGTGATCCCTCTCTGCGTATTTTGAGCCACAGTTCAGAAGGGGAGTACGACTGCACATTCGATGCCACAAATGAGTAAGCAAGCGCCGTTGTCGCCACAATTGTTACTGTGGCCCCTGGTTTTTCCAACACAACGTCAGCCGACAGGTTAAGGGACGAACCTTGTTCAATCGTGATAGTCGCCCCAGCCGATTCGGTCACCATGTTTCCCGTGACTGTTGTCGATGTGGCAACAGCACCCCGACCTGTACCATCAATTAGATGATAGCGACTATTTGCAGGCGACCCCGACACGCGGACGAAAGAACCTGACTGAATGAACCCTAAGCCACTTTTGGAATCCCGAATATCATCATCGGCCTCGAAACTAATTGTATTGCTCGTGTAGGTTTCGGGTTCTCCGGTCGTGCCGGTTGCAAATTTGATGCCATTGTTGGAGAGTGAGCCGGAAATCCGAATGCGCTCACCGTCTTGCAATCCATCTAGACCACCAGCGATTCGGTGGATCTTCTTGTCTGCGAACCCAATGTCGGTCGACGTGATGCCCCAACCAATCGATTGTTCGGCATTGTCGTCACCATCGTAGATTTCTCGGTTGCCAAGATTTGAGTAGTACAGCCATTCGAGCGTGTTCCATAGCCCACCGCATCGAATGATTGCCGCGTTGTTGGTGGCCAGATTAAAACTCTGTTGAGCCAAAGCCGATTGGCTCAATATTTTTGCTGCGGCTGCTTCGGCCTGCTCTATGCTCGCTTCCCCTATCGAGTGGCGCAACTCTTTTTTGCCGAAAACACCAGTGCTACGTGCGTCCTCGTGCCAATTCGTGACCACAGGTACGGGATAGCCATCACCATCAGAGATCGTATGCAACACTTGTACTCGATTCGCCATGTCGCGAAAACTCGCACTCACCTCGATATTCCCGTAATTAGTTGTAACGTCGGTGATCTTTCCCCACCACACAGGGGTATTGTGAACATTGCGAATGATCACGAAGTACCCTAGCCAATTACGCAGGGACAGGAGAAGTTCGGGCGATCCGCTCACCTCCAATGTCGCCTCATGCGGCCCACCGACAGCATAGGAACTGTGGCGGATCACACTCATTTCGGCCATTGTGATAATTTGGCGTTTGTCTCTGTCAAACAAATCAACGCTGAACATTAGATCGTTTGCCTCCGCGGTCGGCACGACACGCTTACTATTGATTGGCGATTCGGGCTAAATGACGGATATTCGGCTAGCAGCATGTGGAGTCGATTTGTGCGACCAGGGTACGCCAATAGTGGGCCACCAGACCGCCGAACAATCATCTGATTCACCCCGCCCGACGTAAAAAAGGCGCTATCCACCACTGGATCATGGGTGTATTTTTCACCGACAGCCCATGTGTAGGCCGTGATCAGCCTCATGGCGTTCAACGATGGCGCAATTTGTGCAAACGATAAGGTGGCACTATTCGTCGATGGGGCGTAGAGGGAAATAACAACGACCAACCCACCACCTGCCGAATTCGGGATCTCTAGGGTTCCTAAATCGAATATTGTTTTTCCGCCTGGGCTATATATTTCACTGGCCATGTTCAAGGGTGCGTAGACGCCACCAAAGAGCGTGTATAATCCAGCCCGAATGTAACAACCTGTCGGGATAGAGGAAAATGCAGCTATCAGGTTGATTGATTTTCCCGCAAGTTTTGACGAAACCGTTGTCGACATGGGCAAGGCCCATAAAATGCTATTGTGCGTGATCGATCCTGTCCAGTTCGCTGTGGGAACCGATGGGATCAACAGATGTTGATTGCCCGTGAGGCCAGCATGGGCATCAACATTGAAATAAAAATCCCGTGCATCTAAGGTTGCACCTGACCCATTTTCCACAGTGATTGCTAATGGCGTCGGCAGGGAACCAGGGATAGCGGACAGGGAGAGCGCATTGTAGGGTGACACGTTACCGTTGCGAATTGTCGCATTGGTCAAGGTCGTATTCGGCCCCTCCCAATAATCGAGCCGTTCGATAATGAATGCAGTTTCGCCGGCCCCGACAGTATTGTAGATCTGGCGCAAGCCTTTTGAATCACCCCAATCATCCCGCCCATTGATGATTTCCGAGCGGTAGACACTATCACTCGCGTTAATTTGATATTCCAAGTAGACACGATTGTTGCCGGTTTCGGTCTGCCGGATTTTTGCATCGGAGAGCAGACGTTTGACCTCTCTAATGGTCGTCAAAATGTCGCTTGATGCCCCGGAGTAGGCAACCCTAATCGTTTCGGTTGCGGTCGCACCGTCACCGGCTATGGGGAAATATCGCGCCCCAATCAAACCACTCGAAACGCTCCCACCGTCATTATGCAGCGTGATCGTCGTCGCACCATCGGTAACCCTAAGCAGCATTTTACACCCCCGCCAAACGTCGTTGGATCGTGTAGGCGATTTGTTCCACGTCCATATTGTTGTTCACATTTTGAACATAAACATTCACAGTTGCGCCAGAACTCACCCCGCTCCTACCATCCTTCGCTTTCGGCTCACTTGCACTATCGCCGCCCCCGCCGCCACCCAACCAACTAGGTAACGATGGCAGGGATGGTGACCAACTCAGCAGACTAGATACCCATGCCGGGGTGCCAGGTGACCAGTTCAGAAGCGAAGAAATCCACCCTGGAGCATCTGGGAACTTCCAAGCGAAGATCCTATTCCAGATTGCCGATAATTCCCCGCTAAAGCCAGGGAACGACCACGCGAAAATTAGATTCCACGTTGATAACAAGCCTTCGCTAAACTCAGGGAACGTCCACGAGACCAGATCCTCAACTGTCGATGGTGGATCGGGGAACAGCCACGAAAGGAGGGGTTGTAGCCAAGCTGGGGCTTCCATATCGGTGAACCCGAGGCCGATTGATTTCAGAATATTCTCATCCCATGAGAATTCCGTGATTCGTCCTTTCGCATCATAGGTGTAGGTAAATAGCCCCCACAGCACTGAGCCTATAGTCGCTCTGGCCGCGACATCATAAGTCTTAGTAGCAACTCCCCAAAAAACCGATGTGATCGATACATCGGCCTCGTATTCCCAGTGGTAGATTCCCCAAAGCACATCGACAACGCGTGATTTCGCAGTGTACTCGTTCCTAAAAGCTCCCCAGAGCACGTTTTTTATTACGGTATTCGCAGTGTAGCGCCCTGAATAAGCACCCCATAGCACTTTTTCGATGGCGACTTTCCCGTCATAAACGAAGGAGTACACCCCCCACACTACAGAACTTATGCTCGCCGTGGAACTGTATGTGCCAGTAAAAAGCCCCCATAGAACGCCGACAATAGTCACATCGGAGTTGTAGCGATGGCTGAAAAGCCCCCACAAAACGCTCGTGATACCGGTATCAGCGGTGTAATGGCCATAGAATAGCCCCCAAAGCACATTGTTGATCGTGACACCAGCGCTATAGCTGTGGAAGTATTGACCCAGCCCCCAATCAACATTTGTGATCCCGGCCTCAGCGTCGTATTGCCACTGGAAACCACCATCGCCGGCGTTCCAGTTTATTTTTTTGATTCCCGCTTCGGCGTCGTAGACGAAACCGATACCTTCGCCCGATTCTGTTGTCCAGTCAACGCTCAGGACGCGGGATTTAGTATCGTACTCGAATGTGAAATCACCCCAGTCAACCGACACAATCTTCGTTGTGGCATCATAGGAGACTTGAGCGCCAGCGCCGATAGCAAGAGCGCCGATTGCAGCCGGAACCGGCCCGACACCTGATCCCCGCATGACGCCGTAGAGTTCTCGCGCCCTGCCGATGGCACTCGTGATCGCCGATTCAATTTTCGTGAATGCCGATTCGATTGTCGGCATTGCCATGTTACCGATCTCAAGGATCCCATCGGTTAGCGGAGACAGGGCGACCGTAGCCCGACGCCATAGACCACTAAAGAAGTTGCCCAGAGTATCATATTTCGCCGAAAGTTTGTCGGTTGCGCCGGATAGATCGTCTAACGAGACCCGGCTCATATCAATGGCAGCAACCGCAGCATCGCCTAGATCCTCGTATTGGGTGCCAATGAGGGCTACGCCGGCCTGCATCCTAATTGCAGCGTCATCAGTTTGGCGCAACGCACCCGTCACCATTTCCCACGCCTGGGTCACTGTAATGCTGCCCGACGCCAAATCACGAGTGATGGCAGCGGAATTCAACCCTAGCAATTTCAGCCCATCTTCGGTCGTTTTGCTACCATCCTGGATACGCAATCGAAATTCCTTGAAAGCGTCCGCCGCTTTATCTGTACCAAGGACGCCACCTTGTAGACCCGTTTCAAGCAAGCTAAAGAACTGTGCAGCACTAGCACCACCATTCGAGAACTGAGTGCTATACTCGTTGATGGTATCAATAAAATCATCGGAGCGATTCAGGCCACGCTGAAAACCGGACGCAATGAAGTCGAACGCTTGATCAGACGATAGGCCGAAATTCTCCATTAATGTCTGCGCCGCACTAATCGACTCGTTGATTTCGGAATCAAAAGAATCACGCAGAGCAAGCGCTTTTTCGCTGATCTTTACGAGACTAGGGTCGTTGGCGGCTAACTGTAGTTGCTTTGACACCTCAGCAATAACCGATCCGACATCTGAGATTGATTCTCCGAAGTTTTTACCGTAGACTTCTTTAATAGCATCGCCGAATTTTTCGGCCTCTGCTGTCGAGATACCCAAATTGGCGGCAATGTCGGCTGTGGCAGTGCGCAGATCGTTGCTTACATTGAATGCTCCTACGCCGACAGCAGCGACAGCGCCGGCTAGTGCAGTTGCACCAGCGACAGCAGCGCCGCCCATGAAGCGCGACACAGTGCCACCGACTGAGGACGCCCACGCCGATGTTTTGCTCTTGGCTGAATCCAAGCCGGATATTAACGCTTTGTCGTCGGTTGCCAGATAAACAATGGCATCTGCTAGTTTCATTCGATTGATATCCCCATTTCTTGCAGTAGCTCGTTGGGTTGCATCCGTTGGGTTCCTGATTTCGAGCCACCCATGGCCTCCGCAAGAAGTTTGATCGTGTGGGTAGCCTGCAATTTTGCTTCCCACTCTTTTCGGCGCATGTAGCTGTGGGCCAATTGCCACATGGCTACATTATCCAAATCGTCGGCAACTATGCCCCACTCCGAGAGTCCCAATTCCTCTAGATCGATTGGTTCGGTGAGCCAAACTCTCTCATCAGCCCCCGGAGCTTCCCGGAAAAAGGGAATGCCAGGGCGATCACCTCCACGAACGCATCGATAATTTCAGATTCGTAGCCGTTCATTTCGATGTGGTCGCGATCCGCTGCTAATTCTGGCGCATAGGCGAACAAAAGATTGGTTGCGATCTCGACACTACCGAACAATTTCTCGGTGATTTTCTGCACAGCAGCGGTAACAGCGCTCATATCGGTCAGGCTAGTAGCCCCGGCGTTTGTCAGCGATGCCGCCAACTCCGACCATTCATTCGCCACCATTTTGCGCCATTCGACCGATTTGCGGATCGGAAGCTCTTTGATCGTGTAACTTTTGCCTGCAATAGTAATATTTGCGGTTTTCATTCGATTCTCTCTATTTTCATAAATACAGTGGGAAATCGACCGAATAGGAACTGTTAATAGCCTATTCGGTCGATCCCGCTCGACTAGATCTTCTCGGTCGTCACCTTGACCAGTTTCATCAACTGTTGACCAACCGGCTTGCTTAGATCCCCAAGGGTTTGGATCTTGAGGGGGATCCCAGTCGCCGCTTTCTTGGAGAACTCGAGTTTGCCATTGATCACAGCCGTGGCACGCCAGATGAACATACGGATTGGGAATTTGACATTGTTCGCCCCGACATACAGAGATTCGATACCGAATGCCCATTCCTTAACCGTCACGTCACCACCGGCAAACAATTCTTGGTATCCGCGCTTCGTGGCGCTAGGGGGACTAATGGTAACGGTGCTGCCGAAAGACAAACCCAAAGCGTCAGCCGACGCTTCAGCCAGGGTTGTTTCGATCAACGCTTCCTCTTTCGTGCGCAAGCGTTTAATCGGCAAGGTAGATCCCTCAACTTCAATATCGAAAGTTTCGTTGTTGAAGCCCAGGGAAATAGGCGTCAAGGTTTCGCCCAGATCCTTCCAGTTACCACCCCACGCAGCGCCGTATTGAATGGTCGTTTCGGAGGGGTGAGCCTCCCCGACCGGAGCGTACAGGATCCTAGCGGGGGCGGCCAGGATGTCGGAAACGTTATTGATAGTCATTTTGAATTGCTCCTATTGGAAAATTGGTTACTCGGCAGTCGCCGAAAATGCAAAAATGTCGAAATAGACGATATACTCGTCAAGATCGGAATCGTAATCTTCCGTCAAAGACTCACAGGTCATAGCGAAATGATGGTAGCGATTGAATCGCTCCTCGGTTGCCTCTAGGGCACGAATTGCGTAGTGGCTCAGGTGATGAGCGTCAGCATAAGTTTTCGCATGAACTGTGAATTGGAGTCGATGACGGTACAGATGCCCGTTTTCCGATTCCGAAGTTCGACTAATAATCTGGTAAGTCATCGACGGCAATACCGCCGATTGTGGAAGGCGATGGGGGTAGATTCGATTCCCCGCCATCTCCTGAACCAACGGGTTCGTTGAAAGCGTGTGAAAAATCACCTCTCCAATCAACTGTGGCCGATCAATCATCCGAGCCTCCGCAAAAGTCAGGTGCATCCCCTCTAGAACTCTAGTTAATTCAGCGTTGATAATCACCCCCTGATCACCATCCGCCGCGTGGATTCTAGCATTAACATGGTAGGTATAGGGGAACGGATCGATCGGGTCGGTGTTGTCCCGACGCTCTAGCTGATAGGTGATCGCTGGTAACTGAGTCTGCGCCGGCAAGTAGATCGGGTAAATTCGATCCCCAACCGAAGTCTGTAGAGCCGGATCAGCCGAGAGAGTTACAAAGATCTTATCTCGCGTCATTCCAAGCCCTCGCTCAATTTCTCGATAACTTTTTCGGCCAATTGCCTCTGATTAGCATCTAGGGCTGGGCGCATAAAAGGTCGAGCGCGCATCTTTCTAGTACCCCGCTCGAGAAAACCGGCATAGAACGCCGAGAAACCAGCGACAGCTTCGTGGCGTCTCGGTCGAATTTGGCGATTATTTTTACCATCCGAGCGGTACGTGCTGCGGCTCTGTGTCGCCACATACCCCGATGATTTCAGATCCCCGGTATCCTCTGGTGCCCTAGCAGTAGCATCTGCGACGAGAATTTCACCGGCTGCGAATAAAGCATCGTCGGTGTTGCCGTCGATGAGTGCCAACAATTCGTCAGCATTCCATCGTAGTTGCACTCTAGATTTCGACATCAGTTGCCACCAATACCGTTTCCCGTTTCGCCCCATCTGGGTCAAAAACGCTCAGAATCTCAAGGGCTTTGCCCCGCCACACCACGCGCATTTTCGGGGTGATGTCCGCTCGATAGCGTATATTGATTCGATAGGGCAACGTGGCCACCGTGCGATCCGCGAGGCTACGTAGATTCTCGGTGCCGGTCATCTGGCGCACGGTCGCCCATACATCGACAAACGTCTGCCACGATTTCACCTCTGCACCATAGTCATCGCGTGCGACGGATTGAGATTCGATCCGAATCCGTTCATTCATTCGCCCGATAATCATCAGCGCCACCCACGATTCATTAAAAGTAGGTGGATTGCACCATTCGGTAGTTGTACAGCACCAGCACCCTGTTGGGCGATAACATCCTGCCGATTCTCATAGAGATGAGCCAAAGTCAGAAGCACGGCAGCTTTATACATTGCCGGCACGTTGTCGCTAGTGCCGTAGCCGGCCCGATAGCGGATGGTTGGGATTCCGTCGATTGCCACACTGAAGATGATCTTTCCAGGCTCGGAGATCACATCAACTGAATAATCTGTGGTCGGCACAGTGACGATATTGCCACTGATATCTTCGTATACCACCGATTCGACGCTCATCAATGGCGGTAAAGGTAGTTTGATCGGATTCCCGGTGTCGGGAATTTTGCCGGGAACGAAATCGTACACCCGCTCGACAAAAGACCGATGCGCAATCCCTTCGCACGCTTCTGTAGCGGCTTGCAGGTAGATATAGATCAGTGCGTTTTCGGTCGTTGTATCGACCCGGAGGTGAGCCAGCGCCTCCTCCATCGTCACAACAGATTCCATCGGTGGCGTTACGATTTTGATCATGATTACCGTTTCCCTTTGCGCCGAATTACCGTCTGCTCGGGCGCAAGTG